TACTTCTGTAATCTCATATCTTTCTTCCGTTGGCAATTCAGCCGTAAGAACAATTTTATTCATACCATTTTCTTGTACATACCCTCTTGAAGATATTGGAACTCTAAACATTTCAAAATCTAAATTCTCTTTATCTGGATAGTCTTCAAGGCTTTCTGAGGTTTTAAATGGTTGCTTTCCGCAGCCAACAGCAATATAAGAAGCAAAAGCTGGTGCTTGGCCTAGCAGGTACTTGCCAATAATAGTTTTACCAGTATTAGTTATCATGATGTAGCTTCTCCTAAATATGCTTCATATATTGTACCACTTAAGCTAATTTGTACCTCGACTTGCTCATCACTGTTAAGATTAACTAACTCTATCACCAAGTCTCCAGCAGCATTAAAATAAACATTTGAACCTCCAGGGCCGTTGCCTACAGTAGGCACTTTTTCATTTAGATTAATTGGGAAATTGTTAAAAATCTTATCTGACGAGCCTTGTAGTCCAACTAGATTTAATGGATTATATTCTTGTTGGATTGCTGTTAAGTTTTTAATTACATTATAAGATACGCTTTGACCATTGATAGTATCATTTCTAGCAATGTTAATTAACTCATGTCCCCCAATATTTTCAAAGATAATATCAACCATAGATTCTGGTGCTACCAATTCATCATTAAACAAAACTGTGTCTATTGGGGCAGTCTTAACAGAATTTTGTTTAATAAAATTAATAGCTGAATTGGCTAGATCGGCTGGCGTTAATGGAGATGCTGATAAGCTAGAAAAATTAATGTCAGCCATTTTATACCTCACTCAAATAAATAGTCATAGAAGGACCATCCTGACTTCTGCTATAGGAAATATTATAAACAACAAACCTTGTAGAGTCTCCTGTTACCAAATCTAATCCGTCAGAATTTTTATAGTCTAGAGTAACAATGTCTCCTAATTGTAGTGTTGGTATGCTAAAAATGTTAGCTCCAATTATTTTTTTAGGTTCCATAACTTTATTGATGATCCAGTTCATAAGAGATTCTGCGCTATCTTGTGTCTGAATGTATTGACTGTCAATAGAAAATTCATTTTTGCCATACGTCATTCTGCTTTGTCTAATTTTGTCATATTTTTCTTTTTCAATAAAAGGAGAGATTATCTGATTTGTGTCAGTTAATTCTGGATCTGCCATATTGCTACGCTTTTTAAAAAATTCATCAACAGTTAGATTATGTGTTGTTTGTTGAGTAAATGTTATTCCTTGAATTTTTAAAGGACTTCCTGTAGTGTCATCTAAGTTTATTGCTTTATCTGTAGAATTAAATACTAGAAATTCTGCGCCATACGAGTCTGCCTGAAAACCCGAAACCATATATGATTTAATTCTATTAAAGCTTGGAAAAATTTGAGCATAAAGAGCTGGGAAGGATAGATCATATTTAATGTCAAAGTACGCACATTCTCTCATGATTGATCCAAACTCTTCAAAATACATATTATATTTTGGTGGCTGTTGAGAACTTATTCCGCCAAGGTAAGTAGATTGAACTATACCACTCATGGCATATTTTCTAAATGACTCACTAGCGTCAATGTCTTTATCCCCAAAGGCTTTAGAGATTGTTTCTTCAACATTAAAAGATGTATTCTGAGAATAGTTTTGAGATAGCGCATATACATTTTCAAACATACATCTAGAAGATCCACGAGTAAATAAAGCCATGTTATTATAGATTGGTAGAGGGTCTGTGTCATCTACTACCTGAATTAGCTTGTTATTGATATAAAGATAGAATCTTCTTACTTTACCAATGTCTTCGTATTCTACTGATAGATCATATACCGTTGGATTTTCTTCTCCAGCAAGTCTGTATTGTCCAGTAAAAGATCCGTCATCAATTAATATTTTTCCTAAGCCTCCCCATAACTTTACAGGAATAGCTTTAGAACTTGACAAATCCTTTTTAATTTTATAAAAAACAATATTATCTATTGAGACACTTGAATTGCCAGCATTATCAAACTTAAAATATGATTCAATGTTATTTTCAGTAAGTGCTGTAATTTCAAAATAATATCCATTGTTTGTTTCTGGATTAAGAAGTACTGCTATTCCTCCTCCTGCGCCATTAATATTAACATTTTGATCTGTGGTACTTCCAGTAATCTGATAGTAGGGGGTACTTCCAACAGGTGTTTGAAACTTAGTAGGATTGTTTTCAATTTTTCCAACAATGCGAACTCTAGTTCCAAAATGTTTGTATGCATTATTTAGCTCTTTATAAACATAAGAAACAAAACTAATTGGGTTTTCTGTAGTTTTAAATGATGGTCCATTTACAACAAGTGCTGAAGACTGAACTGTTCCAGATTGGGTTGACTGTAAATTATTTACAGCAGTTTCAGTCAAGTAAGCTGTTGACATAAAATTTTTAATTATTCCATTTCGTGTTGTTTTTTTTGCTAAAACATTATTTACTCCAGCAGCACCTACTGCTGTTACTGGCAAGGCAATATCTTTTAATAACTGATTAGTAAAAAGATATGTATGATCCATGTCACAACCTCTAACATAGTCATTATTTGACCAATAAGATCCTGCTCCTGCAAAGTGATAGGCTAATGGAGTATTGAATTGACCACGACCATGATCAACTACTGGACCATTCTTAAGTCTAACAATATCTCCAATTGTTTCATAATATGGTGTTGCATAAATTCTAACTAAGCCAGTAGGGTAGATTTTTCCGTTAAATGGGAGTGATGAAAAATATCTTTGATACTCTTCGTTATTACTAATCCAAACATTACCAGTTCCTGTAATATTGTATTGAACAGCATCATACTTAATTATCTCTCCATTAGAGTAAAAGTATCCTTGATTTCTTGTTAACCAATAAACGTTTTCTCCAAAATCAATTATGTTATTGACTAACACTCCTGCAACAACTTGTGGCGGTGTTGAAGATAGGTCAGAGTTTAATGGCATTGCACCTAGTACGTAGCTTCCTTGTCCTGATGCTATTTCATTAATAGTTTTTGTTGGTTCAGTTCCAGCAACTTCCCACAATAAAGATGGCTTATAAACCCAAGTTCTTTCATTATCGATTAAGCTTGCTTGCTTTAGCTTTCCTAAAGATCTTTGAATATATCTTTCTGTATAGTTAATCTTGCCATCATTATAAATCTTTCTATCTTGTGAAGCAATAGATATTAGGTTTGGTAGTTTTCCAGATGAACTATTTTCTATTACTCCAGTATCGGTTTGATTATTTGATCCAGAGATTACGAAGTCTGTTGCTCTTTGAGCTTCTGTTGGCATTAAATAATCTTTGCTCATAACAATAAAATTATTGTTTTCATCAAAGAACATTGCACTTTGAGTTGCCCTAGCTAACTCATTTAAAACTTCTGCAACATTTTGATCTGGAGCAATAAAGAAATATGGAATAATTGCTTCAGATTCTCCAGCAGTTCTTTTAAACGAATAATTGCTAAAGCCAACATAATCAAGCAATAGACTGACGGCATAGCTTAAGGATGTTTCTGTAGTCAATAGTCTTGGAGCAGGCATAGACTCTAAGAAAAAGAATAGATCTCTTAGGGTTAATGAAAGTGATGCACCATTACCATTAGACTGTGGCATTCCTTCCGAATACAAAGTCTTAATAGGAACAAAGTAATCAAAGCCATCAACATCTAAAATTACCTCATGAAAACTAAACTTAATATTTTTTCTAATATATTTAGATATAATGCTTGACGTATTGTTTTCATTAAAAGCTTGATCATCATCAAATATGTTTAGGGTTCCAGTAGAGGCTAGTAGTTGTCCTACAGGCATTGAAGTAATTCCAACGTCTGATAAAATCTTTGTAATCTGAAAATTAGTAACCTTGTCTGAAATATTCACTATAAGTCTTGGTGACATTTCAATTAAATCAAAGGTAGAATCAAACTTATTCATTGTCTCTACGACAATTCTCATGCCACGAACATAATCAAATTCACGATAAACAGTTGATTGATCAATTGCGCTAGTAAAAGAATCTGGATTTGTTAAATCTTTTATAAACCCTACCTGGGAATTTATAGTTTCAGAACCTAACATCCATCCGTATTCTGGAATAAATGTTTCATATTCTGATGTTGTTGAATTCCAAACATGAAATGTTCCAACATCTGATGCATTTTCTTGAACCAAATACGCATAACCATTATATGATTTTTGAGGAAGTAAAGTCATTGATGAAATTTTTTCTGCGTATACAAAAATAGATTTATATTGATCTGGAAGAATAACTCCATAATGTAACTCTAAATATCCGTCTGGACCTATGATGCTAGATCCGTCACTTCTTAAAGAGTTTTCATTAAATGAATAAGCATCTACCCAGTTATTACCTTTTAGGTATTGGACTTTCCATCTTGATGGAGTTGTTTTATTTACATCTCCGTAAAAAGGATCTCCAGAGGATGCTGCGCCATTAGTAAAGGGTCCAAGGTTTACTGTTCCTACATTAGTTTGCATTTTTACAACAAGTCTATTTGCTGGAACTTGTTCTTTGTATACAACAAATGGGGCTGTGTCATCAATATAGTAGTTTCCATTTGTGATATTTTTTGCAATTCCATATTCACTATTATCTTCTGTTCTATAAGATGTCCAGTATTTAAATTGATCATACCTTGAGGCCATATAGTATCTTGGTCGTTCAGCAAGGCTTGCCCCAGAGTTAGCCAAGAATCTACTATTAAAATATGATGCTTTGTTTATTCCTGATCTAGGTCTAAATGGTTTAACACAATCCTCCAAAGAATAGATCATTTTAATCTTTTCCTTAGTTGATTTAAATGTTTGGGGGATTGGATTGGCTACATCATCATTAAATCCACTATTGACTACTACGTTAGAATCGGTGGCTCCAGTATAGTACCCTCCAGAATCGAGCTGGTCAAAATCTATAGGAAGTGTAAAGAACTTACTAGATGAGGTAGTTGGTCTATATCGGTAATTACCCAGTTTAAAGACGTTATCTGGCATGTTCATGTTCCACTCAGCCAAGACCAAACTCTGCAGCCTAACGGTCGCTGATGCCTCTAGATGACCCTTCAGTGCCTCACTTACAAACACTTAAACCTCTTCCAGGGTTACAGACACATTCCAGAGATCCATATTAGTCCCACCACGCTTTTGAACAGAATATGAAAAATCAGATATGTAGACTTCCATGATTTGGCTATACTGATTTAGATGGTTAAACTGGCTTTCACCCGCTGCAAAATTCTTATATTTATCGTATGATAAAAATACCCAAAAAGATCCTTTGTGGTTTTCATACCAGTCTAGGAGTTCTGCTCCACCTGCTCCACCATCTACTGTAAACTCTTGAGATGGGCTTTGGCCTTTATAAGGAGATAGTCCTGTTGTAATCCCAAAATCTGCAACATCAGGATATGCTCTTGATGGTAGGTTATCCCATGATGTGGTGATTGTCATCTTATCTGCAATATGATAAGATCTCATTCTTCCATTAATGGTTCTTTCACGCTTCTCAATACGAGTAGGCTTGAACTCAATAGGCTGTCTATTATGATCTGAGATTATTAAGAACTGATCTACTTCTGAAGCTGTAGCTTCTGGTGCATCAGTTCCTACTTCATATCCCGTTGGAACATATAAACCATTTGACAGTGTGCCAGCATTATTAGACCATAGCATCGCCTGTGGTCTTTGATACCTGCGTCTTCCAGATACGTATGCTGCTGTTGCCATTATCTCTGTCCTCTAACTCTTTGTCCATCAATATACTTAATCTTCTGCATTACTGTGCTAGCAATATCGTCGGCATTTAAATTGTTACCGCTAACATTTACACTTAAACTATAATTATACACTGAAGAGTCTGGAGACATGCCATTATTTATCTTTGATAGGTTCTTTACTCCATATGAGTCTACCGCTGACTTTTTAATAACAAACTCTCCTGGGGTAAGCATTGCTGGGATAGTGTCAGTTCCCTTGCTAAATCCTCCAGAGGCAAAGTACTTAGGTAACACCATTCCTCCTGAAGAATATCCTGGCATACTTGGAACTTGTGAATCTAGGATTCCAATAGCCCAAGAGTTATTTGCTCTCCATTTAGCAATTCGTGCTGGGTCGGCTGGGGTAGGAGGAACTACAGGAGGAGGTGGAGGTACAATAGGATTTAGGGCTAGTGCTGCATCTTTGGATGCTGCTGCAATTTTTGCTAATCTATTAGCTTCTTCTCGTAATTCTTTGGCAATAGTCATTGCTCGTTTGATGGCTTCTGCTGCTTGTTTAGTTATTACAACTTCATCTCCGTAAAGTTCATTAACCAGATCTAATTCTTTTTCAGCAGCCTTGGCTTTTATGTCTGCATCAGTTGCTGCTTTGGCATCGGCAGCAGCCTGTGAATTTGCAGCAGTTTTTTCAGCTGTTTTTCTATCTTCTAATTCTTTCTTTTCAGCTGCTAACTTTGCAGCATCAAGATCAGTTTGTTTTTTTATGGCATCAGCATAAAGTCTTGCAAGTTCTTTTGCTGCGCCTTGAGCTAATATAAGTTGATCTTTAAATTTTATTGCTGCTGCTTCTGCAGCCAGTAATCCAGCTTCTATTAATTTAAACTCAGCCTTCATTGCTTCAGTCGCAGCAGTAATTTCTGCATCTTTAGCTTTTCTAAGAGCGTCTGCTTTTGCTTGGGCATCTGCTAATTCTTTTTGTGCATCTTTTAACTTTGTTTCTGCGTCTGTAAGAGTTTTATTTAAACCAACCATAGCAGCTGTATGGGCTGCTTGTGCTGTCTTTAGCGCTGCTTCTCTTGCATCTTGTTTTTCTTGAATCTTATCTTCTTCTTTAGATATTGCTGCTTGCTGAACAGCTATAGCAGCATTCTTTGCTTCTATCTGTGTTTGAATTAAATACAAAGCATTATTAACATTTTGTCTAGCTAATTCTTTTGTGTATATATCATCTTCTATTTTTTGAATTTCAGAAATAATCTTAAGTCTAGTTGGATCATTTTCAATTTGATAAATTTTTTCTTGTTTATCTGCAATGTCTTTTTCTAGTGCTGCTCGTCGTACTTGAAGTTCATAAGAAGCTCTTTCAATTGCATACTGTCTTTCAGCAATCTGATCTCTAGTTAATCCAGAAGAAGATTTTACTGCAGCTAGTTCTGCTTCTTTAGCTTTTCCTAGTACTCCTTGTTGTGTTCCCAAAGATTTTGCTGCTTGAGTTGCTCTAATGTCTTGTACCGCTGCAGCTGCAGCTGAGATATCACCCTTACTTAAAGCATCTGCTAATCCTAATTGTTGCTTCTGTTGTTCAACAATGTCTTGATTAAGCTCAGCAACCTTGGTTAGTGCTTCTTCTTGTACCTTATATTTATCATTAATTGATTCAGTTATTTTATCCATTACCGCTAAGTCTTCGCTTAACTTAGAAGACTCATCTTGCATATTTTTAAATGGTATATCAAAATCAACTGCAATTTTTCTTTGAATTGCTTCTATTTCTTTTTGTATTTTTTCAGAAGCACGAGTAAAATCAATTTCAATAGTTCTATTGCGAGCTGCAATTTTTTGTTGATATTCTTCAATCTTTCTAGTAAACTCTTCTTGAATCCTAGCCTGTGTATCTGCTACAAACTTTTCTGCTCCTTCTAAAGATAAAGAATTAAGGTCAAGGCCTCCTGTAGAATCTCCAAAACCTTGGGCTATGCTAACTTTTGCCGACACATCTATGTCTTTAGCATCTTCTATTTTTTTAATTTCACTGTTAAGTTCTTTAATTTTTTTAGTAAAGTCAGCTGTCTCTAATTCAAATGTATCATTTATTCCTTGTATGGATTTGTCATAGGCCTCAGTTGCTTTATTTACAGCATCACTGGCCTCATCAAATTGTGTTTGTAGTCCTTTTACAACACCAGTAATTTTTCCAGTAGCTGGGTCTACTATGACGTTATCATCAATTTTTCCTTGAATATCGGCAACAGCTTTATCAGCATCAGCAATAATTGGATCCCATTTAATTGCTATACCTGCTTCGGTTGCTGCAATAACTTTCTGCATGTTAGACATTGCTCGATCAAATATTGATTGAACACTGCTAGCAATTTCTTCTATAGATCTTTTTAGATCAGAAATATCTGCTTTTACTTTAACCGTAGCTTTAATATTTGATAATCCAGACTCTATATCTTTTTTGAGTTTCTCAGCTTCTGGTTTTGTTGTATTAGAGTTTAACATCTTCTTTAAAGAATCAAGTAATGCTGGACTATCTCCTATTATCTTTAGGTCTTCTGCTGAGTAGTTAAATTTTGTTCTTGCTTCCGCTAAAGCTTTAAGATCTTCGTTTGCTTTATCTAATTCTTGTTGAGAATTACTAATAACTGATGTTAGCGCTCTATTTAAACCAAGAGTTTCGTCTTTAGCTGCTTTTGTTGCAGCAGCCCACTCAAGCATCTTTGCGTCATCTACTTCTTTAGAATTAATATTAACTGCAGCGCCAGCATCTGCTGTCATCTCAAGAGCAGTTGCAACATCTATTCCTGCTTTTCTTAATTTTTTAAATGCTGCATCTTGGGCAATGCTATCTTGAACAACTTTAACTTGAGCATCATGATATAGTCCGATATCTCTTGCATTTAAAGCTTCTTTTAAATCTCTTCCAGGTTTAATAAGTTCAACAATACCTTTTTTTAATTTCTTAGCATCAACATATGTTGCAAGCATGGCATCATCCATACCTCCAAGCATTGTGATAAAGTCTCTATTGAATCCACCCTTTGGTCCAGCCATTAACTGCTGAGATAATCCTGTAAACTTTGTTATACCTTTTCCAGATGTAATCTTTGCTAAATCTGCAACGTCTCCTTTAGCTTTAATTGCTGCATCACGAACAAATCTAAGTTGCTTAAATAACTCATCTAGTGTGGTATCTCTGTCTGTTCCAGTGCCATTCCCATTACCTAATGGATCTACTGGTGGCTTGATTGGTGGAGTCATACCTGGCTTGTATCGTGCCTTCAGTGCAGCAGCAGCTGCTGCCTCTGCTTCCATTTTTTGATCATATTTAGCATCAGCACCTACTCCCGTATTTCCTGATAATACGCCAGTGCCAGCTGATTCGTATACAGTTACATAAGAAGTAATTGCTTCTTTTCGAACTGTTTCTGGAAGTGACATAAAGTATGCCCATTCACCACTAATTGCAGCAACAACTTCTGGAGACAATCCACTATTTTCTATTTGTGCTATTTTTGTTATTGTTCCTGGAATTGCTTCAATTTTTGCTAATTCTTTAGAAAGTCTTATAAGTCCAGGAACACCCTCAGCCTTAAATATTGCGGTAACGTCAAAATCTTTTCCATCTGCTGAAGATAACTCTGAAAGAGTTTTTAAAACATTCCCATATTCAGTTTCATCTGTTATAGCATTAATTCCAACAAAGAATTCTTTTTTAAGGTCTTCTCCTTCAACAAATGCCAATTGATTAATAACAGCTACACTTTCATCAATACCTCGTGCTTTAACTGCTAGGTCTATTTGCTTGTTTAGGGTGCCTTCATCTCCCTTAAACATTGTCATTAATCCAGAAAGGAACATTGGGTTGGTTCCAGTTTGGGCTATTGCATTAATTCTGACTTCTAAGTTTTTACTTTTAAGGTCTTTGCTTTGTGCCAACATTGAATTTGCTGCTGATGCTAGATCAGTATCTTTAAATTTTGCTGTAACCTGTTGTCTACCTGCTTCAATAAATGCTGTTTGTGCTGGGTTTGTATTATAAAAATTTAGTTTTTGGTTTTTTCTTGAGGTTTTACTAAATGCTGCTTGTTGAGCTGCTAATGCTTTTGCTGTTTCTTCTCTAAGCCTAACATTATCTTTTTTGTTTTTATCTGTTAATGTGTCGATTGCTGTCTGTGCAGTAACTCGATCTTTTTCTGTTTTTGCAATAGCTTTTTTTGCTTGTAATACTTTTAGATCTTTTTCATATTGAATTTGGGTAGCATCTGCTTGGGCTTTTGCTGATGAAACTAATTGATTTGAAGTTGCAGCTGCTGCTGCAGCTGCTTTATTTGATTTATCTGATCCAGCAAATTGATCCTTTATATCAGTAAAGAATCTTTTTGTACTTGATATTGGATTCTCAAAAATTTTATCTTTAACACTTCTATCGTCTTGCATGTTTGGTATAATTTGGTCTGCTGCAAGAGCAGCAGTAGCAGCTTCTTCATTAATTATTTTTAATCTAACCTCTATAGGATCTTTTAATATGTCTATACCATTAGGACCAATAATACTTGTTAGTTGTCCTACAATAGATGGGTATAAGCTCATGTCTTGAAAATCAATAGATATCTGTCTAGCAATATCTCCTGCTTGTACTCCGTCAATAACTCCATCAGATACATAGCCAGAAAGTTGTAACGCAAACTGTTTTACCGCAGCAGACCTATCAGTAAGTAAACTATCAGAAAATCCTTTAGAAATTTCTTTGCCGACTTCAGAACCCATAAAGTTAGTTCCAAATTGTTGACCTTCACGAGTTACTGGTTTGTTGCTAAAAGTTGGAGTAGAGTCTGCTCTACGCTTAGCCATTATTTCTGAGGCACCAATTTTGTCAGTAACTTCTCCAATTTTTTTCATTTTATTTGTAGTTGCAGAAATAGAATCTATGTATTCTGCTTGTTTTTTTGCCATTTTTTTGGCATTAT